GGGACAACCAATTTACGTGGTTTCGCAGCAATCAACAGACCGCGCTCATCTGTCCAACCAGCAATCTGAATGATAGCGGCTTCCAGAGAAGTTTCGTTCAGGTCAGCAGACACAGCAGGCTCGTTAGAGTTAGTACCACCAGACACCAAAGGATGGGCAGTAGAACAAAGTTCTACACCATCACCGTAAGTGACGTTGCTATCGAACGCACTGTTCAAAATAGCGGCGGCTTTAACTTGCTTGGTGTAAGCCATAGCGCGAGCCAGAGCTTTGGTATAACGAGAAGACAGTGAATCGTACAGGTTGTCTTCAATCGCTTCTTCAGTGATTGAAAAGCCCATAGAAACAGTCTCGTGGTTGTACCTTGCAGTCCACGCTTCCTGAGCGTTGTCATAAGCAATGGCAGAGCCTTCGTTCTTGACGGGGGCGGCTGCAAAGCCTGACAACTTAGTTTCTTCTTCAAAAGAACGGTCAGAAGATTCTGTTTCAAAAATCTCTGCATGTTCTTCACCATATTTCTGATACTCAAGGCCGAACAGGGCATTTAGACCCGGTAAGAGTTCCTTGAGCAGTTGTGCTCTTGATATAGCCATGTGTCAGTTACTCCTTAGACGCCAGTGTTCATCGTAACACGATGAGCGCCGGTGGTGAATTTAACCAGAACGTCCGGGTACGTATCATCAGTAGCTGATACGAAGCCCATAATCAACAGGCCACCAACGGTAGTTTGTACTGTAGCATCAAGTGCCATAGTAGAGTTACCGGTAGCTGTATCGCCTGAAGTAAGGGCGTTCTGAGCGGCGGGAAAGCCGGTAATGGTGCCAAGATCGTCCTGACCACTAACACCGTCAAGCTGCGCCTGAAACAGTACGTTAGGGTCGTCAACGATGTAAGCTACTGCATTCACTGCGCCAGAAGGGTAGTACTGAGAGTGTACTGTCTGACCCTGATCGTTTACGTATTCACAACCAACAAATACGCCAGCGGCTCCGATAGAGGAACCACCAAAGTTATTGGTTGTAATGTCTTTACCAGTACCATCAGCAAGCTCGATATAACCAGCAGCAGTTAGCTGCACAATCGAACCATTGAAGATGTTATTGGCGACCCCAGCAGGGTCAATTTTGTAGTGGGTTACGGCTCCCGCATAAGGAAGACCGTCAGCCCGCTTAACGGGCTTTAGCCCGTAGGGTGTAGCTGAAGATGCCATGATAGACTCCTAATAGATTAACCTTTTCCGAAAGTCACCTTAGAGCGCCTGTCATTAAATATAGGCATTCTAGGATCACTTTCTCGCATCAAGTTGTTGTCGACAGAGTGCATCTGGTTACGAGACTGATCTCGGTAATAACCATTACGTTCGTCGACAAGTTCTTGTGGGGCTTTGCAAAGCATCAGACCACCTATAACAACATTATCCTTGAAGCGGTCATTTTCGACTACTGCAAGTTCAATTTCAGGGTGATCTAAAGCCTTAACCGGCTCCCATCCTTGTCTTAATTTAGAGGTCACATTGGTGGGATCAGCGTTTCCACGAGTAGATACACGCACCCATTTGAAACTCCACCCGTCCTGCGGATCAGGGGTTGGCAATGTTTCTGGCCTACTCCACGATCTTTTACGGGTTTTCTTTTCACGAGATTCTAAATCTCTGTTAAGTCTGTTCTCAGCCATTATGTGTTCCTCGATAGTTGTGCAACCTGTTTGGCGTATATATCCAAAGGTACGTTAAGACGTTTCGCGATAGCAATTTGTGATTGAGTAAGTCGCACCTTATTAGGTGAAGTGCTCCGCGTAGCGGGGGCAACCACGTTGCTAGATTTTTTCTTTGGTTCCTCTGGTTCATCTATCCCGTCATCAAATTGATCTGGGAATACATTTCGCATGCGAGAATTTATCTTCTCGTAGTAATCGTCAGATTGGGGGTCAACCCCCTCTTTGACTAATTTATTGTGGTACCCCAAAGCGAAAGCGGTCATTTCGTCGTCAGAGCCAAACCATGAATTCTCATCTCTCCATGCTTCAGCCTTTAGATCTCGCGCAGCTTCCTGTTCTCGCCGGGCGAGGTAGCGCGCAGTACTATGATATCTTGGTGTTCGATGTACGATCTCGGTGACGAGCTGGCCCGGAAAAACTCCAGACACTATGAAGACCATGACGGGTGTCACGAGTGACGGTCTTCGCCGTT